CCTGCATTGAAGGGGAACTTACCGAAGTTGGTAGAGATGTAGTTCACGGCCTCTTCGTTCATAAAACGCTTGAGAGCCTGAAGGTTCATCGCCAACTGCCGAGCGATATAGTTCTCGTCATTCTCACAACGAGGGGCCAAATCGTCAAGGCTGACCGACCACCTGCGAGAAGCACCGGTGGCAGGGTCAATGTTGTAAACGGTAGAGGTTTCTCCGTAAGTTGGCCCGGCAGCGCAGTTCAACTCAGCAGAAGTGGAAGTCCCGGCATCGTTCATACGAGGCTGGTACACGACCTCAACCTGGCGGTAGTGGCCGTTCTTGGTGTCAATCTGGTTTTGGATGATACCAGATTCGTTCATCGGGGAGGTGATAGCCCGAAGAGTGTTGATGTGTCCGGGGAACATCGTTGGATCGGCATTGAAATAGCCATCGTCCAAACGACCTTGGATGTCGGGACACGATACGAAAGATGAAAAAGCGTATGACATTTTTTTGGAATGAAAGAAAGGTTTGTCGGCTATTTCTTGCCAAGCCAGGCACTATGGAGCTTATTGTCCCCCCGACACATCATCGTGCGCTAATCTCTTCTCTATGCTTCGCGGCCCTTGGGTGCAAGAACCGTTCGCGATTTCCTTCTTTTGTGCCAGAGGTCGTTGTCCGAATTGGCTCTCGGTCTTGCTTCCCGGCTTCTCCTGCCTTCTTGAGCATTTGAGCCTTGTCAGCCTCCGAGCGAACCAACTCTTCAGGTGTCAGATAGCCCGTGCCTTTCTCATTCTTGATCTGGCTTCCGTTCTTGTCTGTCACCACCAACTTCCCGTCCGACAATGCAAAGATATAACGCTCATTCAATTCTAAGTCAAAGCCCTTCTTGGCAAACTGATTGACCGAATCGCTCCACGAAAGGGATGACTTAATCTTCATCACCTCTTGGTTAATGATGTAATTGTCAATCGCCTTCTGCGACTCAACCTCCTTCTGCTCAAGCTTCTGCGTCAACTCACCCGCTAAGGTTTCGTATTCGCTCTTCTGCTTCTTCAACTCAGCGAGTTGGGTCTTGTAGCCCTCATCGTCCTTCCCGGTGTTCTTGGCCTGCTCCTTCAAGTCCTCAATCTGCGTATTGATACGCTGTTGGGCAACCTCAAACAGATCGGACAGTTTCTTGCCCTTTACATCGTCCTCGGTCAAGTTGAAAGCTCTTTTGAACTTGGTCTCAAGGCTTCCGAGAGTCTTGCCTGTTACGCGATTGCGGATGTCCTCATCGTCAACGGCCACCTCACGGGACACATACTTCTTCGCAAGTTCTTCCTTGAACTCGTCAAGGGATGCAAACTCTTTCTCTTGGTCAAATAGCCATTTGGCCATCTCTTTGGAATCTACGCTCATTTTCTACGGGTTTTAGTGGTTGGTGTTTCTTCGGTTGGTATTTCTTGGGGGAATGACTCTTCAGCCTCTTCCTCTCCAGGTACTTCGGGGGTTTGTTCCATCATCGTTTCGGCAGACTGCGAAACAATAACTTGTGGCTCTTCTGCCTGGATCACTCTCCTGCGCTTAGGGGCTTCCAAGACCCGTTCGGCCATTTGGTTTTGGGGATTCAAGTAGGCTTCATCCTCAATGCGGATGCCGTACTTTTTCAAGAACCCGGTGCTTCTTGCGGTCTCACGGCTAATCATTACGACTTGACCGTTTGACTTGATAGCGCGAATGCGCCTGCCTCTCATTTCATCATTCATATATTTAAGGGTTTATGGTGCAAATATAAACAAAAATGGGTATTCAAACTTGCGGAACAAGCCAATGCCTACAACGATAGCCTCCCAAATAAATGAAAATGGTGGCCTCGTCCGTGCCGGGAATCTTTCCCTTCCAATCGCCCAACCTTCCCCACGAACGAATCGTCCCCTCATCAAAAACCTTGCCATCCCTTGACACGCAGAAAGGACGCGAATCGTTCACCAATCCCCCGGAATACTTGAACTTCTTAATGCCCAAAGCCTTACCCAAAGCGTAGGTGAAGGAACGGTCAATCACCGCAAACATCGTGTCAGCAGTCAAGACCGCCATATTGAACAAGCGACCCTTTTTGTCAGGGCCACCTCCAACCATTATCTCGCTAATCCCTCCCTCCAAAAGCGACCGGGCCGAACCCGAAGCAATGGACGCAAGGACAAAGTTTCGTATATAAGCGTATAGATTCGTCTCAAGGTTGGTCAAATCGTCAAACATTGACCGCATTTGCTCCTCGTAACCGACCTCTGAAGCCGAGTTTACATCAAAGCCCAACTTATCGTAATACTGTTTGGTCAAGTCGGCCTGCGTGTCAATCTTCTTCGCCAAAAACACCAACGCATCGTAATAACTGCTCCGCGATACGGCATCCTTAAATTCGGCCATCAGAGCCTCTACACGGGCGTAATTGTCGGTGGTGGATAGGAGATTGCCTTCGGTGTCGTAGGAGAGCTTAGAGAGCATTAAAAGGAGCAAAGCGAGCAGTTCATCCTGCGACTTGTCAACCTTCTTTCCAAACTCTTCTCCAATCGTGTCCAAGCCTTCCTGCTTGGAGGCTGCAATCTCTTCTAAAGTCATTGGTTAGGGTTAGGTCGTTTCTTCTTCCTCCTCCTCTTCCTCCTCCTCTTCTTCCTCTTCTTCTTCGGCAGGAACGGCAGTACGAGCATTCATCACGCTCTGCGGAGTCATCGTTCTGGGGGCTTCTTCAGCCGGAACAAGCGTCTTTGCGAGGGTCGCAAGGGCTTCCTTCTGCTCTTCCAGGGTGAGTTCAAAGAAGTTGTCGTTTTGGGCAATCGCAGTCTTAATCAGCGACTCCAACTCAAAGTGCAGAATAGCCTTCCATTTGGGGACAAGCCCGGTAGAAACCAACGCTAAGACATCCTTCGTTTCCAGGTTGAACAACGGATCGGCCTGCACCGCCAACTTCATAATCGCTGATTTCTCCTCTTGAATGGGGAATCGGGTATCCAAATACTGCTGTGCCAACATCGCCTTGCTGAAGGTCGGAGCCTTCTCAATCTCGGCAGTCAACTCGGCATCGGTGCGCATCTCAAAGTTCTGCGGATAGCGAATCGCAGGCATTGCAAAGTCTGCGCCATACCGCATCTCGCCAATCGTCTTGATAGCGAACTCAAAGTCGTGGAAGACCGTGTTGGCAAAGCGGAGCAGGAAGGAATACAGCTCCTCCCGGTCAATGGCCTTACCCGTGGCGGTCTCACGGCCAGAAATCTTCTCGTTGTTCATTACATCAATGGACAACAACTCAAAGGCCATCTGGATGTTCGTAATGACCTGCTTGTTCAAGAACTCAAGAATCTGCGGATCCAACTCAATGAACCCGGCAGGAGGAATGTTCACCTTCGTCTCTACCTCCGAGGTAAAGCGATTCGGGGTCTGAACCTGGTAAACCGACATCGGCCCGAACATCCGCTTCGTGCCAGAACCACCACAGTTGGAGCAAGCAATGGCAACCTTCTCCTCAAAACCTAAAGCCTCCTCAGTGTATCCCGAACCGCTACACTTATCGCACTCGTCCACATACTCCCACTTCTGCAAGAAAGCGTGGCTGTACTTGGACATCTGCAAGGTGCTGAAGTCGCACACCGCTTGGTCAAGGGCCGGGATAGCAGGGGTGTAGAAAGATTGGAAATAGTAATCGCCTTGCTCCTGAACCGAAATACCGCCCAAACGAGTGCAGGGCAGTTTGTTCATATCGTGCTTGTAGTAAAGCTCAATCTCAAAGGTGTAGTCAGCCTTCTTGCCCACCTGCTTGGCGATCTGAATCTCGTTCTTGTCAAAGATGAAGAAGACAAGGCCATCGTCCGTTTTGGTACGGCCATTCTCCACCTCCGAGCCGTAGTCGGCCTTAATGATAGCATACTCGTTCTCCTTCCAGGCCCAGATGCGCTTAGAGTGAAAGCAATGGGCCACCGGGGTCGTTTCAACGGTGTCGTTGAACGTGCCGTCCTCAAAGTATTGGAGGTTCGCAGGCATAATCGCCAAGACCGCGTTGGGGTCGGTCAAGGTCATAAAGCTCACAATCTGCTGAAAGTAGTTCTCCAAAGAACCAAAGCGAGGGTAGTCCTCGGTGAAGTAGCGCTCCTCGGAAGCGTCATCAAAGCGCATCTCGTAGTTCTGCCGGTTCCACACGCGCCCGGCAATGTTCACGGCCTTGTGGAAGTAAGGCACGGTGATAGGCTTGTAGATGTTCTTGCGGTAGTTGAACTCGTGGGGAAGCTCGTTGGGAGCCTTCTCCCTAAACAACTTTTCCGGGAAAGCATCGTAGTCGGAGTGAATACGAAGCCTCATCTCCATTTCTACGCAGGCCCGGTAGGTCGGGTAGAAATCGGGAATGTAGAATTTGTCAGACTTCTTCTTCACCTCGTACTTCTTGTACTCAGCGATGATGTGGTCTAACAAGGGTTTGACCTGTTCATTTGTCATAGCTATCGCTTTTTACCGCCTCTGCATTTGCACATTGGAATGGAGTTTATGCTTACAAAGTTAAGCAATCACCACGACCAATTACTATTGACTTAGCTGCCTCAAGCAGCTTAATCTTGTTCTCAATGCCTTTAGTCCAATTTGCGTGATACATCAATACGTCTTTAGGAAGGCTTAAATTAGGATTCCCAACGCCATCCCAACCATTGCCGGTTTGACCTATGGTGTAATACCTTTCTGGAAGAAGAATGTGGCCATAGTTCATCTCTGCAAGGGCCGCATTTAAGGATGGTTGGTCGCAGTTAAAGCGAGTCCCCGTCATTGCGATGGTGCGACTTATCAATTCCAAAACCTTGTCCGTCTTTCTGCAAACGAAAAAGCCATTACAAACCTGTCCACTCGGATGGTCTTTTTGAATGGCAAAATCCTTGTCACCCAAAAGGTTTGTTAAGTCGTGCCGTATCGGGCCAAAGAACTCAATGTCAATATCGCAATGCAAGAATAGGTCATTGTAATTGAGAGCCTGCAACGCATCAAGAATGTTTATCATCCTCCTCTTCATTGAGTCAGCCCATCCATCCTCAAAATACTCCCCGGTCTTGCAGTCCTGCGGAATACACCTTACTTCCAGGTTCATTCCGTCTTCAAAAGGAAAAGAACCAAGAAAATAAGGGGCAAGCGATTTGTGACTTTCGGTTATGCAGGAAAAGACTTTCATTAGGAGTTTGCTTTAATGCGTCTTATGATAGCTATGTTGTTGTCGTATTGGTTCTTGTCGCTCGGCATAGATACAATGTAGTACACAAAAGATAGAGCCTCGCTCATTTGGTCAAGAGACTGAACATACAGGCTCTTAGCGTAATTGGTGATGTCCTCAATAATGTAAAGGCCATCGTCTTTCAATTTGTGGATTGAGTTCCTCAAAAAAGTCATATTTGCGCTATGCTCGTGTAGGCCATCGTCTATGATAATGTCAAACTGAACCTTATTGAGAGCCTTATTCTTCCACATTGCCTTGATTTTCTCATCGCTTTGTTGGTCGCAGTAGAAAGTCTTTATTCTTTCATCGTCTTGAAATAAGGACGATTCGTCAATGTCAGCACCATACAAGTTGGCAAAAGGGAAATACTTTGCCCAAGCCTTTAAGGAAGCACCGGGTATTCCATTTGCCCCCATATTACAAGGTATGTCCAAATTTGAAGTGCCAATGCCTAACTCAAAGATGTTCAGTTGTTTATCTCTAAGATGCCCAAACAACACCGAGTAGATTTCGGTGTAGTTATGCCAAGACCCACCCTTATCGCTCCCATTGGAGGTCATTAAATTACAGAGTTCAGTTTTCATTCTTAATGTGGCTTTTGATTTTTGAATAAATCGTGTACTCCTCAGCATACTTATGAACCCACTCGTCCATCTGCTCAACGATAGGCTGAGGCCGAGTGCAGGTGATAATGCCGTTCACATTCTCTCTGGCAATGTGTGAGTTGGTGTAGTTGTTCAAAATGAGGGCAAACGGGATGTACTCAAGCACATCGGGCGCACCCACATAAATAGGGATGGCCCGGCAGAGAATCGCGTCAATAATCTTGTCGGAGATGTAGCCCGGCCAAATGCCGTTCTCCATACATACCGAATAACGGTACGGAATAAGGCCGTCAGCCTTGTTCTGCAACTCGCCCTTACCAAGACCAAGGCCACGCCCATAGACATCGGCATAGGCCGTCTGTGCAAGTTCACGGGCCAATTTAACGCGGTTCAAGTAGAAGCCGTGGGAGATGCCGCTCGTCACCATACTAAGCACCCGGCTCTTGCGGTCGGCAATGGAGTCCTTTAGGTAATCCGTGAGAGGGCCATCCATGTGGTAGAACATCCCGCAGGGGAAGCCAACCAGGTTGCCGGGAATGCCGTAGGTGCTTGGGTGAGCGCAGGTGTAAACGGTGGAGCAGTACGACCCGATATTGCGGTCAAAGAAATCGTGGTCGGGTGGCTCTTGGATAAAGCCGATAACCCTTTCCTTTGGTACGCGAGGCTCTGCGCCCCGCTTATCGTTGAAAACCACAAGCCAATCGTAGGAATCGTCATCCACGAACTGAATGCCATCCGACTCCTTCCAGAGGGACTGCTCCATAATCCTGCGGTTCAAGGACGCGGAATCAGTCCAATTACAAATCGCCCTTACCTTAATGCTCATATCAAAAGCTTTCGGGGATGCAACTCACAAAATTGGCCTGAATACGCTTATGGTTGTTTTGATTGGTCTTGTATAGGTTCTTGTCCCGGTAAAAGCGAACCCTGTCCTCGTCATCGTGCTTAATGGTGCTTAGGCCGTTATGGAAGGCTCTTTGCTCAAATCCTTGAGCTTCAATGCGCCAATAGAAGTCCACATCGTCAAAGCCCCATCCATCAACCACCTCATTGTAACCACGAACCCGGCTAAACAACTCCCTCCAAACCATACAGCATCCCGTACCATCTCCGAAGCCCCAACCGGTCACAAACGAACCCCCAACCATAACCTTTTGCCGATGGTAGTTCACGAACGAGTCATTGGTCATTAAAGCGTCAGCATCCATAAAAAGGAAGGTGTCAGCCTTTGGTGAAGCGGCCAAAGCACCCAGGTTCCTTGCGTGGCTCAAGTTGAAGCCTTCAGCCTCGTGCCTTACCGCCCGAACCCGGTGATCGCATAGTTCCTCAGCATAATCCGCGCTCTTGTCAGGATCTCCGTAGTCCACCACGATAATTTCATAGTTGTTACCTACCTGGCTCGTCCAAGTTGGTAGTGCTTCCTCCAAGTGGTGCATACGGCCCTTGCAGGTCGTTATGATAGAAACGAATCCTTCTAATTCCATCGTATCAGTTGCTTTTGCTTTCCTGCGTGCTTTTGCTTTACAAGGCTATGCCATTTGTATTCGTGAGTTAATCCCATAGCAGCGTGGTACTGCCCCAAAAGCTTGCAGGACATCTCCCAAACAGAGTTGTGAGAGAATCCGGCTCCTCCGTAAAGGCCGAGGACAAAATAGTTTTCGTAAATCCATTTTACGGTCTTGCCGTTGATAGCATTACGAAACTGAAAAAATACGGGGTTCAATCCGCACCACGGATCAATGCCGAACTGAGCGCAGGCGATATTAAAGGCAAGTTCGTCAGGATACGTTCCTCCCCAAGGCATCTTCAGTTTCTCTACCGGGATGCCGTTGTCAATGTTGTCCCTAACCTGCTCAAAGAATTGAGTCAACTTCTTCCCCTTGCGAAGAAACATAAAAGAGCTATTGATGGCCGTAACCATCGCATCGTCAGGTAGTTCGTGGTATTCCCAAATGGTGTCAAGGGTTGCCCATTGCATCTCCGGGAAGTCAGGGCCATTTTGCTTTAGGTTTGCCATTGGCGTTCTGCCTTTTGGGTCATTCCACGAGGCGGTTTGCGAATAGAAAAATCCTTCTTTAGGTAGCGCAAGAAGATGATCCACCAAAGGCTTCAGCGACTTGAGCGCAATCCCATCAATGTCAAAGTATAGGTTGTTGTCAAAGGCCATATACTTGTCCATACGGGTCTTGGCCCTTCCAGGGCTGAACACATTGTTGTGGTACAAGTCCTGCTCGTCAATCAGCGTCAAAATGTCAAAGACCCAGTATTTGTGGCCGATTAAAACGTCATTCTTGTCGCAAATCAGCTGAATCGGCAGGTCTCGGTCAAAATGCTTTACCGATAGGGCGAAGTTGTATGCCATTTCGTGATAGGCTGCCTTCCCGAAGGCCATTATCACTATGCCCGTTGTTTGTTCACTCATTTGTGCAAATATAGGTAAATCCCAAAAAAAATCCCCGACCATTGGCCGAGGATTCTTCTTTTTCCCGAAGATTAACTTACACTCCGAAGATAGCGTCTGCGTTGGAAGGCGCAGGGTACTTCTGGGGCAGTTGGTCGGGGCCGAGGGAAGCACGAGCCGTACAGTTGAACATCTGCAACTCCTTGTTGGAAGCAGGGACATTCACCGGTAGGCAAACGTAGTTCACGGGCAAGGTGATCACCATAACCTCGTTGGAACCACACAGGTAGAGAATCAACCCCGTTACGCGCTTGTTCAGAGCGTTGTAGAAGTCAATAGCACCATCCGTAGTGTTGGCATCCATCCAAGTAGCGGTGAAATCAAACCCGGCCAAGAGGCTTTGTGGGCCACAACCAACAGGGTTGTCAACATCTACGGGAGATGCGTCAGGGACAGTTCCGCGAATGTTCTTGATAATCTTGAGGTCGTTTGCGGCAATAGCAGTAGCGTATTTCGTGCCATTGCTCCAGTCGGCAGCAGTCGCAAAAGTCGCGCCCGTTCCGAAAGCATCTTCCTCAAGAATACCTATCGCAGAAATGCCGCCCCGATTGTATGCGCCACAAAGTACGAGTTCGTGGTTCGGCAAGGCAGAACAGCCGTATTCAAGATAAGCCATTTGATTAAAATTGAAAGGATTTTGAGTTTGTCATTGGATGGCAGACCGGCCACAACGCACGATAGGGCAAAGATAACGGATTGATAGGGATTATCCTATTCCCTCACAAGGCTCACAAGTGGTGTCGCAGTCCGTTGGATTCACCGGTGTACCATCGCAACACGGATCCTTCCTCAAGTTCTGCTCCTTCACCTCAATCTCAAGGAATGCAGGGGCCACCGTTCTCGTCCGAATCCAGGTGGGTGAATAGGTTTCCGAGCGGGTGAAGTAGTCGGCCTGGGGCAGGATGCTATCGTTCAAGTTGAAGATGTCGTGTCTGCAAGCCAAGCGGAGGAAGTTGTGGACATACTTTGGCGATAGGTTCACGACCATCTCCATAAACTCCCGGCTCTCCGCGTACACCACGCGCTTCCTTCCCGCGCTATCCTGGTACGAAACCACCTCACCATCAAACTGCGGATTCCTCAGTTCGCCATAGATCCGGGTGCGGTGGAAGAAGCCACCGGTGAACACGCCCGAAGGTGGGTATTGGAAGCCAAAGGCACAAGCCCCCTTCTCGTCCGTGACATCTTGGGACGCAAGAACGCGGATGGTATTGCAAGTGTCCGTGACCCATTTGTAGGTCTCCGTGACGCAATACTGCATCGTGTCGTTGCAGGAATAGTCCTGCGTAATCAAAAGCCTAAAGCAGTCGTACTGCGAATAGGGAGATAAGGTGTCGGAGGTGAATCCGAATTGGTAGAAAAAATGGCCTTGGTCGGGCTGAATCGCAGTAAACACCCCGAAGACATAGCTCGTCTTGAAGTTCTTGGTATAGTCAATGCCCGTCAGAGAATCGGATGGGAGAAGAGTTACGGTCGCTCCAGATGCCCGGTTGACCTGAATGCTTGTAAGCTTTAGTTTAGCCTTGTAAAGACCGCTGATAAGCTGTGGTTGAACGCGAACAACAAGAGGGAAAGTTCCCGCAGCTCCAGTCCAAGTAAAGTAGAAGGTGTAATCTCCTGGGCAAGAAAGGTTTTCTGCGGTACTTACAATGGCTCCATCAAGCAGGATGTCCACATTCCCGCAGAACTCATTTGAAAGTTCGTCAAGCGTTAGGCTAATGGAGTAATGTCCCCCGGTTACAACATTAATGTTTCTCGTTGCCGTAGCAGACCAATTTGAGGTCGCTTGGACGGGTGTGCAACCTCCATTGACATACAAATAGCAAGGAATGGCGTGATAGGCAATCCAGTTTTGGGCCGCATAAGGCGCGCTCGTTGCGCGAGTCCAAAAGCCATTGTTCGGGCAAAAATTAGGCACAAGGCTCGTTGGGCAGAAAATGCCCTCCATCTGCAAAGACAAAGAGTCCGTGTTGGTTGGGACAATCTTGTTAATTAGGATCGGCTGAGAGTAATCGCCCGTCTTACAGTTGGTGCAGTCCTCCTCGTCCACGGAGAAACAAAAAATATCCATATCCGTAATCGCCAAAAAATCAGACGGACAAGATAGTGCTATCTCAAATGTCGCGGATGTAATCGGAATCTGCCACCAACCAACCGAGTTAATGTTCAGGTTGTTCAGCCCAATAAGCGTGGCGGTACATCCATCGGCAATTGTCAATCCAGTTACATTCACCCGAAGAATGGCGTTCTTGCAGGGAGGCTTGGTTGTGAAAGTAATCTTTGTGGATGGTGCGCCTCCACCAAACTCAACGCCCGTTCCTGGAATAAGCGTTGCGTCTCCCTGATAGTAGGATACATTGGTTGTCCAATCCGATGGCGTGTAATTGGTCGCTCCAAGAGTGCTATCTACGCAGACAATGGGTTGGTTGGGAGTAATCATTCCGTTAGAAGTTCAAAGGTAGTCATTCCTGTTTTTAGATTATGCTCTACGCTCATAATCCATCCTCTCGTCCCGTTCACCACAATGTAGTTGGTCGGGTTGTTGCTGATTTGGTTGAAGTCCGCCCTGCTCAATGGGTATTCAAAGGAGAGCGACTTGGCTATCTTAATCGGTAGGTTGTTCGCCAACAAATACCCGGCATATCGCATTCCCAACGGAGCGCGGAAGAGGTAGTTCTTCGCGGCAAAGGGGTGGATGCACGAACCGGCATAGGTGTAGGATATTGGGTCGCTTATCGTTGCGTTATTGAAAAGCGTTTGGGAAAGCGTCCCCGTCTGATCCATCCGTAAGATCGTTTTGGGCGTTTTAATATCGTCCGTGTTTTCCTCAAAAAGAATCCATTTGTTCTCCTGCGTCAATGAGAACCCATAGTACAAACCGCCCGTAGGCGCAGGCGAGCTTGGGTTTCCATTGTAGTAATCGTTCGGGATGAGAAAGTAGTTCGTTGCCCCGGCTTCGTTCTCGGCACATTGAGCCGAAGCATATCCTGCATCCTGATAGAAGATGGATGCGCTATTCAGCGTTGGGTTGGTGTAATTCAACACCGAGAACACAAGCGGGTTGTCGGTCTTCAGCATCACGTCCTTCGCGTCCGTAAAAGCGGCAGATTGGGTGTTATCAAAGAAGTAGGGCTGCGTATCGGCCCGAAGGTAGAGCTGCGTACCGACCCTCGTAAAGGAAAGGCTTAGGTTGAAAAAGGCATTCATCCCAAGGAATAGTTGGGAGAAAGAGATGGATGGCATTGACACCGTAGGCTCAATCAGAGAGGTGTTGGTGGCGTAGAGATTGTTCGCCCCGTAAGTCCCATCAATCGTTGAATCAATCGTCACCGTGCTTGCCCCGGCAAGTACATTGATTGCCGTGAACGTGGTTTGGTGATAGAAATGCACATCAACAAAGTCATTCACTCCATCCGTGGCCGTTCTTGCTGCGTATGGAAAAATAATGTCCTGATAACTATTGCCCCCTGCGTCAGCGAATACTTGTTGATTAAGCACCGTGGCAATGGCCTGAGCGTAGGTTGCATTGTTCGTTATCGTAAGACCGCTTGGGCCACCACCAAAAGTCCTTGTAACCTCGTTGCCGTACACATCAATCCACTTCATCTCCAAGGGAAACCCGGCCACCGAAAAGACGCAGTTAAGCCTTATCATCTGCGGTCGGTAGTCCGTATTCGTGAAGATGTCGCTTTGGAAGATGACCGTCTTATCGGTCAGGTAGTCCAAAACATACTGAAACAACTCCGACATCTTGAACGCAAAGCGGTTGCCGTAGGTCGTACCGGTATAGAATTGGTAGGATGCGCAGTTGGTCAGCGAGACTCCGTTAATCGTTTCTTGGTTCACCGAGTTAATCGGCACAAGCAAGTCCTTGAGGCGCATCAATCGTCCCTGCACGGTATCATCCTCCACCGAGCAAGTCGCAATGCACTTGTAAGAGTTGAACTCCACATCGCTCAGATAGATGATGCCCTTGAAGTTCAGCCCATCGGTGCAGTTCTCAATGATTTCGCAGGAAACCTCTTTGCATAGGTCGTTGGCTTTGTAGTAGGCGTACAGGATTTCATAGCCATCGCCCCAGAACTCCAAGTCGGATACCATCGTGGTGAAGAGGCCGGGAAGGTCTTCGTTTCGTTGGATGGAGATCGCGGTGTCCTGCAACCCCATCGGCTCGTTGGTCAAGGTCTGACCATCCAGAATAACGGTGAAACTCGCCATTACCAAGCCCTCCTTCTGTGAACCTTGTAGGCCGTCTTCGGCTTGCTCATAATCCTTCCGAAGTCATCCCAATTTGCGATCTTCACGCTCTTGTTTCTGCGGATCGCATCAACCATCTCTGCGTTGTTCATATCAAGGGAGTTGGTGATGTTTTGGGCAAAAGAGCCTTGCTCCCGACTCATCGCCATAGCCCCGGTGTACTTCTTCGCCACAAACGCCTCAAACTCTCCATCCCGGATTGCTTGAAGGACGGGTTTGTATCGTTTCGTCTCGTCTGCGGTCATCACCGATTCACCACGCGATAGCCGAGCGGGAATGCTATCGGAGGTCTCCGAACCTGGGCCTTTGAGGTCAATGACCCCTTCTTTGAATCCGGGAAATTCGGTGGAGTCAATTATGCCGATTTGCTTTATCGCCATTGCGCCAAGTGCAAGAGACACAAGTGCGCCACCAAGAAACCCGAAATCACTAAAAGCCCTAACGATTGCGGAGGCGGTGTTAATCAGCACCTGCGCCCTTTGCATCTTTTTGTTTTGCTCAAACTGCTTCTTTTCAAGTTCGGTCAATTCAATCGCGTGTTGTTCCTCGGAGATAAGGCCTTGGGCAAGTTTGTTGTCAAGAGCAACCTTTTGGCTATCCAGCTCCATCTGCTGAATGTCAGTCATCCTACCGTACAAATCCCCTGCCGCATTAATAAATTCCCCAACTTGTTTAAGGTTTTCAAGAAACAAAGCCTTGTCCTTTTCTGTGGTAAGGGCATCAATCTGTTCCTTTGTTGCTCCATAAACCTTAGCCTCTGCAATCAGTTTGCCATAGTATTCCCGGATAGCCTTGAGCCTCCGTTGCAGAGAACGCCCTTCGTACCCATCCAAGCCATCCTGTAATCGCTTGTAGAACTCGGCATAGTCTTTGTCCTTTTCCTCTTTTTCCTTTTGAAACTTGTCATCAAGAGCTTTGAGTTTGTTCCTCAGCTCACCATTTATCAGTTTAATTTTTGAGGCTTTCAATTCCTCTGAGTCGCTTGATATGTTCACTTTGAACTTCTCAATTTCTGCGACCTGAAGGGCTAAATTTCTTTCGGCAATCAGCCGAGCTTCTGTGCCTTCCTCGGTGATTTCAACGCCCCTTTGAGCCATTGTTAAGGCTAAATCAAGTTGATTCTCAGCGAACTTGCGATTCTCTTTATCCAACTTTTCCCAGGCTTCTACGCTCGGCACATAAATCCCTTCCTCCACGATACCGGCCATTTCGGGGGTGAAGGAGTTAATCATCTTCTTGTACCTCTCCAACTCCTCGTCAAGTTTTGCAAGGTCAAGACCCATTTGGTTGGGCGTTTTGGCCTTCTCAAGTTTCACCAAGTTCTTGCGAGCCTCAATGACCTTTATCATTTGATTGACATAGGCCACGGTGTTCTCCTTGGTTTTGAGTAGTTGGGTTTCCTCCAAGGCAAGGCGTTCTTTGGCCGCTGCAATCGCATTTGGCCCTTCGGCTTCTTCTCGCTGTTGTCCAAGCCTGGACAATTCAGATATAAGCCTTTGGGTGGAATCTATCTCTTTTTTCTTCTGCTCTATTAGGGCTTTTTGAGCAGAAACCGCTTTTATCGCATCCTCCTTTTGCTTTAAGCCTTGGTCTGTCATTGGGGCTTTTCTTGCCTGCTTCTCGGCAATTTCAAGTTTTTCAAGCTGCTGAATTAGGCCTTTCAGTTCTTCCCTTTGCTCTTTAATCCTATCGGTTTCGCCCGAAATCGCCTTTTCCGAAGTGACTCCCTGCTTGAAGTACATCTGCGCCCTTTGCTCAATCCTCTTCTGCAATTCGGTTTCTTCCCTTTCTGCTTTTATTTGCTCCGCTTCCCGAATGCCTCTAAGCCTCTCAAATTCTGCGGTCAAAACGGTAAGGTTACCCGTTGCGGCCAATGCTGCGAGTTTGGTAAAATTGAAGAACCCAGCCTCCATCATTGTGTTCAAGTCATCAAAGAAGTCGCTCAAAACATTGAAGACCGTCTTAGTCGGTAGGAAATTGGCAAGGGATTGCTTGAATCTTTCAAGCTGCGTTGTTACTCTTTGGATGGATGCGTCAAGAGAGTTTTGCTTTCCGGAAAGGGCAGGCGCAAAGACTTCCTCAATGACCTTGGAGAACTCTGGCAGAATCTCTTTGGAAATAATCTTGCCCTCCTCAAGCATCTTGGTGAACTGTCGGTTGGTAAGTTCTTGACCTGGATGCAGTCGGTTATAGGCTTGCGTCATCAAGTCGGATGCACCCGGTAAGGCTTCACCTAACTGCCTGCGCAATTCTTCCGCAGCAACCACGCCCTTGGAGAGCATCTGTTGCAGGGCATAGAAGGCTCGTTGGGTTTGAAGCGAACCCGCACCCGCAGCGCGAAGACCAACGGCCACCCGGCTAAACACCTTTTCGGTTTCAGATGCGGAAAATCCCGCCATCTTCGCGGCAATACCAAACGAGGCAAAGCCCTCAGCAAGGGAAGAGAACTCAATACCGAGTTCCAAAGACATTTTGCGAAGCCTTGTAAAGGCAAGCGAGCCGGCATTGGCCGAGTCAAAGACGAAGTTGATTCGGTTTTGAAGAAGCTCCATTTTGCGCTCCACGTCCACAACCGAGTTGCCAAAGTTTATGATGGCATTGATACTGAATGCAGCAATCATCCTTGCGGCAAGAAACTGAAACGCCCTTGTCAAAAGGTCTGCTGAGACCTTGACATTGTTCAGCGTGTTGGATGTTTGCCTGCCGAGATTAACGGTGTTGTTCAGTTGGGCATTAACCTGGGTTAAGTTGGTGTTCACCTGCGCCAATACGTTCGCCGTTGTGTTGAACGAATTGTTGATATTGTTTATGGTGGACAGCCCTTGGGCCGAGGCAATGTTGGATAGAGCCTTGGCCGCTGCGGTCGCGTGGGCCGCAAGCTCCTTGTTCTTCGCAATCAGTTCATCAAGCTTCCTCTTGAGGTCATCTACATTCGCATCGTAACTTACCGATATTTTATCAGCCATTGTGGTTTTGTTTAGCCTTGCGTTGCCTTTCCTCTTGGAAGTGCTTGAGCAAAGTTAAGACATCCTCAACGGATGTTTTCATATACTCCTTGTATAGAAAGATATCGCCATCCGCAAGGAAGACGAAGAACTCACGCCAATTTAGGTCGCTGAAGTAGAGTTCCGAGCCGATAGCTCTGACTTCAGGAGTTCCTGGGTCGCTTCCAGCCGGGAGGCCGCCATCTCCCAAAAGATTGTCCAATCTTCTTCTAAATGTGCGATATTGGGAAAGTATTGACTCAGCCCGGCTAAAACGAAAAAATCATACAACTCCTTGCCCTTGTAGGCGTTTTTGAAAGACTCCACCTTCTTCTGCTCAAACTCCGCATTCCACTCACCTGGGTTCTGGTCTTCACGAATCAACACAGCACCGGCTAACTCCATCATCACCTCCGGGTGAATCAGCATCTCCTTCCTCTTGCGCATCTCCCCAACCAAAAAGCCGATTTGCGCCAGGTTCTTGACCGCTGCGCCCGAAACGGAGGCGTTCAAGGCGTTCTCCATATTCTCCAAGAAAATGTCCATCTCCTCCCGGCTCACCATCCTCTGCAACTGAATCACCAGGTCTTGAATCCGTCCCATCCGCTCAATGGGGATGTCAAAGATGTTCGGGTAGATGTAGAACTTGTGGCCCTCGCAGACCAACGCGAATTTCAGCCCCTTCATTGTGTCGGGCTTGTAGGTTTCGTCCCATACCATTTGGGTCAACTCCTTTTTGAATAGTTTGTAAACGATTTTGTGTATCACGATAGTTTGATAAAGATGAAATTGAGAGCCACGCCCATAATCATCACCACGGCCATCTCAAGGGGGTGGAAGCCGAAAATCGGGGCGGTGAGAAGGTAAAAGATGCCTCCCCAAAACGAAGCCATACACCCCACGCATCCGTAAACCGGTTTGTGGAGCATCGGGTACTTGTTCGGGGGGAGAAGGAGTCGCAGTCGCTTTTGCAGACCGTGCAGGAGTTGTTCGTCCTCCATAGAAATGGAGAGCGACACGACCATCAAACTCACGACCACGGCCCTAAAGAAAGTCTCCAAGGCGAAGTAGTCGGTCATACGGGTTTGAAGGAAAACACGATGTATCTGAATATCAACGAGATAGCAACGAACTCATCGTTGATTTCAAATCCGATGCAGTAATTTTTGTAGCCAAGGGTCAGTCGGGTGAATGCCGCGTTTCTATTGCCTCGGAGATCTAATGGTTTGTAGATGTGCAGTCGTTTGCGTTGGTTGCTCATTGGTTTGGGGGGTTGGGCGGGGTTGGAGGACTCTTCAACAACTTTGAATTGTCTGGAAGGCTTCGGGCCTTTGCGGTCTTTGGATGTCATCATTAGGATAGGCGTTCAAATTGGAAAGAAAAGCAGAACTCTGCATTGGTGTGCAGTTCGTTATCCATTGCTTGGGGGTCGTTGGAGTCGCAGGCGTTGTCGGGGTAGATTCTGACCTCGTAGGTGCGATTGGGGCTATAAACGCCTTCGTTGGGGGATAGGGTGATATTGCCACTCACCCCGGTGGTCAGGTCGTAGGTGGTCTTGGAGTTCAGGCTTACATCGGTGATTACGACCTTGTAGGTGGTGGATGGGTCGGCCTGAGCGAGGACGATGCTGTCGCAGCAGATGTCAAAGGTTCCTACGGATAGGCAATCGGTGCATTCAAGGCAGCTCATAGGTGGTTCGTTTCAGGGATGAAGTTAGGCCCGAACTTGCTGTAACCATTTCGCTTGAGGTGTTTGATGTACCACTCGTTCAGGAAGCTGTTGCAAAGATACCGAAAGCAGTCGGCAAAGTCGGACTGCTGACTGATAATAAATCGGTTTCGCTTAATAATCGTCCCGCTCGCATCGCAGGCCACCATCTTCATATCCCGCGCCATACCGGGGCAGGTCTTCGGGTTCACCTTGATATCGGGGTGGAATTGAAGGAGGTAGTTGCATTGCGCCCGGCTGTTCTCGTGCTTCGGGTTGGGGACAATACGAATCTGCCGTTGGCTTAACCCTAAGCCCCTGGCGAGCTGTTCGTAGTAGTTCGCGTTGTCCCTCTGCGATAAATCGCCCCGCTTGCCCATCGCGTCCCCGGTGATTTGGCAGGAGAACAGGAAAGGGGCGTACTTGGCCTTTATCGTATCAACCATTTTAGGGATGGAGCCATCAACCACGTTGAACTCATCCACGATATGCAGGTGGTCTCCATCTTCATCGCTCCACATCTGGGCAACGATGCCGCAGAATGGCTGCAAGTTGAAGTCCAAAGAGATGTAGATGGGCAGGTTGGTGCGGAAGGTTGGTTGGAAGGATTCGTGTCGTTTGGCATCATAGGATATAAAGAATGGGTTTTCGGGTTTTTCCTGCACCTCCCAATCGCCCTCTACGAATCGCTTGTACTCGTACTCCGGCATATTGTCGCGCAGGGATTTGAGGTAGTCCTCCGGGATATGGGGGTTGTCGGTAATCTTGGAGGGGATGTAGGCCCAGGTGGGGGGAAGGTTGTTCTCCTTCCATTTGTCGTACACCAACTCCTTCACCCAATTATTGCTTGGGTTGCAACTGCCCATCACCACGATGGGCGGTCGGCCTTCGGCATTGAGCCACGAACCGGCACGTTCAAGTACCTTGTAGAGCAACCCCTCCTGGCACTCGTTGATTTCATCAATCCCCGCACCGTTGATCTCAAGACCTTTGAAGCGGTCAAAGTCTTTGTCGGTGTCGTAGTTCTCGCCCATAAAGAGCAACTCGGATCCGTTCTTGAAGGTCACAATCTGGCTCTGCTTGTCCCACCCGGCAACGTGCGCCCCAAGCCCTTGGTTCATCAGGGATGTGAAGGTGACCAAAGTCGTTCGCTGAAGCGTGGGCATACTCTGCCTGATAATCGCCCACCGGGAGCGAGGGTATTTAGAACAAAGCGAGATGAAGGTTAGAAGGAGGCAGTAAGTCTTCCCGCCCCGGATGGCCCCGCCAAACAAGATGAACTGTTTCTCCCCGGAGAGGGCGAGTTTATACGCCTGCGTCTGCCGGGCCGTTAACTTCATCTTCCGTTGGTTCGCTGAGTTCAAGCACGAATGGCCCCGTGTCGGGCGCGGTCTGCTGCTGCTGTGGCTTGCCGTACAAATAAGCCAAGGTCAATTCCATCGCCCTCATATTGCCCCGTATCGCTTCAGTCACCATCCGGGCAATCAACGCATCCATCCGCTTCACCCCGCCAATGGTACGGTCAAGGTCGGCCTCCAGAAGGTCTCTGATGTCCCTTCTCGTGACATTCTTAGGCATTCGGCTATTCCCCTTCAACAAGACCGGCATAACGCTCTCCACGGGCTTCTCCGTGGTCGTAGAGGCATCCTCCACCTTGTCCTCCTCTACCACTACGACTTCAGCCTTCTTGCGCTTAATGAACTCGTGATTCCCTGATGGCATTGCACAAAAGTAGGGATAAAGAAAGGAAAGCCGTCATTTTGTTGGCGTCAACGAAATGATTTTGCAGCTATGGCAGGATTTGAACCTGCAAGGACCCATAGTTAAGGGCGTGTGTGCCTCCCACCACATAGCCAAGTGCGTGTCTTTCCACGCTGTCACCAATTTTGATAGGCTCATCGGACAGTCTTAAACTAACCAGCACTTGAGATTGGAACTCCTGGAGGTCAGGACAGGGTTTGAACCTGTAAGGGCTTCTATGACAGAGCCTATGGTGTGATTACGCTCACTCATCTTAGGGATGCGAACCCATTACCAATAGCATTTACCAATTTGCCACCTGACTGATGCAAATATATCACAACTCACTCAAAGTCAGTTTGAAATCGTCAAAAAAAAAGGGGGGGTAGCCCTATTATTCAGAAAACCGCATTTTTGGCAGATGGCAACAAATCGTAGCCAACTCAATCGGTTACAAACCGTAACCCGTACGAATAAATCGTACAACTCAACCTTTTTTCAACAAAAGCACTTTTTTATTTATTCTTCCTTATATATATATATATATATAGATAACTATACATATAGACATCTATACATATAGACATCTATACATATAGACATCTATACTTAATATAACCATCTATATCTCTTTCGCTCAATCTTACTTTTTTGAGCCAACTTTCAGAGGTACGCAAAGACTCTAATCACAGGCCGTTTAGAGCCACTTAAACTCGCCCCGGCCTACACAACAACCAAGGTCGTGTCAAATTGTGTTAAGGGGGTTGGTGGAGTGGGAGTGGGGGAGAATGTGTTTACCTTATACGATTTGCCCGGGTCTTGCATATTGCCCGCGCTGCTGCTACTTTGCCCGGGTTTCGGCCTGCATTCCTGCAATTTACCTGCATTCGGGCCCGGTTGCAGGTGGGCCGGTGGACCTGACGATTGACGGGCCCGGTCTGACGATGACCTAAAATAGGGCCCTCTTTTTATTACCTAAGCTTTGGTCCTCCTTCTATCCCTTGCTCCTGGTTCCCGTCCTCCGGGCTCCGTCCCTGGCTCCTGGTTCATTGGCCAAAATGGCCCTTTTCTTATTCCCTATGTTTTGGGGACGTTTTACCCAAAGTTAGTTTTTTGGGGCGGTCTGGGTGTGGTGGGATCCTTCCCCCCTCTTCCCCGGTCCTCTATTCCTTGACCCTTCACCCTTCACCGGTCAAAAGTATAGGCAATAAAAAAAGGGGCCTTTTGGGCCCCTTCTTCGTGGTGTTGGTTGCTTGCTTTATGCGGTCGTGCTTTCGGCTCGTTCCTTTACGTCCTTGGCCTTTTGATAGGCTTTGTTGGCGCGCTCTTGGGCTTGGTCTCGGTCCTGTTCCCAAGTGCCGGACAAATAAAGAGGCATTATTAAGGCTCGGGCGGTGCCGTGTTCCTCCGCGTTTACATATTGTAACATAATTGCGCGCGTTGCTCCGCGTAGCTCAAAAATCAGCGGGCCGGCATTCATTATGCTACAAATTTTGCCTATTTTCTCAGGATGAATTCCTATTACTGCGGTTCCTTCTGGCTCCGCTGTTGGTATTACGTCCGGCCAATTAGGGTATTTTGGTCCTTGGTCGGCTGTTAGGTATGGCACCGCGTCCAATTGTTGGCCGGCTTTGTCCCTGGTTATAATTTGGCCGGGTTGGGCAAAGTCTAAAAAATAGACCTTTGGACCGGTTAATTTCTTGTATTGCTCGGCCTTTATTAGGATTTCAGGGCCTGGGACGTTTTCCAGGTTACTAAGGTGTTCCGCTAAATTGAAGAACGCTAAGGTATGCGCGTCCGTTGCGGTGGCGTAGATTCCCGCCGGTCCGTATGTGCCGGGCTCGTTGAACGTCTTTATTTGTACATGCATCATTGCATCACGTAACGTGTCTTTACCTGCTGTAAGGTGTAAAAATGGGAGGCGGTTGTTAATTTGTGAGTAATTCATAATTTGGGGGTTTAGGGGTTTGGGTTTGGTTTGGGTTAATTGGTTGTTTTGGTTAATTATCTATAATATCCGGATGCAACACGGCGCGAAAATTCACGGCGAAAATAGGCGCGTAGGTCGTGGCCTGTTTCAAGGTCTGGCCTGGATTCTCTGGTATGGTTCCAAAGTATCTCCACCAAAACGCGACAGGCGGCCGGCCTATATTCGGTCGCAAAGTATTGGCCGGTATGGTAGTCAAGCTTACCGGATTCATCCATAAATAAACGACCGGACGTATTGCGCAAATTCTTTTTTATGGCCGCATCCAGGGCCGGGGCGCCTAATTTGCGAAGCGCGAAAATAAATAGCTCGTAAAAATCGCGGCGGTCCCTGGTAACTTCGGCCGATTCCCGGCGGTAATCTTTCCAGGATCCGTAATTTATCGGATCCATTCCGGGCCGTTGGTCCACAAATTTACAAAGTAAGTCGGCCGGGCTTAGGCTGGTTGCGGTTGGTTGGGTGTGTCTGTTCATTGTTTAGGGGTTTAGGGTGGTTAAAAATTAGGGGTTAATTATTGGTTTTGTTTGAAGTCTTTTAAAAAATTCAGAATCCGGTTTGCTATCTCCGTTCCGTGCTTGTATGCAATGGCCGCGTAAATTGTGCCGCGGTCGCTTGTTGGTAGGTCCCAAAAGTAGTGAGACTCAAATTCGTCTATTATTGTGGCTTCGTCCACAATTAACGAAAATTTTTTAAAGTGAATAATTTTTGGTAAAATATACGCGGGGCCGGTGGCGGTGGGGATGTGAAAAAAATGGTTCATTTGGTGGGGGTTTTGGTTTTGGCTTAATTGCCTAAGGCAAAGATAAAGTAAAAATATATATATGCATCCCTTACCCAAAAATAAATTTTTCAGGCTCCGGGGATCCTATCTTTGGCCGGTCCTCCGGTCCCTGGTTCCTTTGTCCCTGGTTCCTTTGGTCCGGTCCTTTGTCCCTGGCTCCTCCGGTCCCCATCCCATCCCGTCCCATCCCGTCCCATCCCATCCCATCCCGGCCTACCTTGACGAAGCCTTGACGATGCCTTGACGACACCTTGACGACACCTTGACGATGGCTTGACGATTGACGATGGCTTGACGATTGACGAAGCCTTGACGAATGGTAAAATTATTTTGATTGACGATGGCGCAACAGCTAAAAATAAATATAACTTTGGCCTATCATTAACCCTTTAACCCCTACACAATGAACAGACCCCTAAAAAAAGACATTCAACACGAACGTACCCTTGATGGCTATTTGCTGTTGACGATATGGGTAGCGGGCTATCCCTTGAGGATGAAATACCTTGACTACACTATTAAAGAGGCCAAAATCCGATTTTGGAGTACTCTGTTGACGAATCCGAGATCCTTAAATTATTAACCCTAATTAACCCTTAAACCCCAAAACAATGAAAACCAAAACGATTAACCTGTACGAATTTGACGAATTGTCAGACCAAGCGAAGCAGCGCGCTATTGCCGATAATTGCGGCATAAACGTTGACTATTGGGAATGGTATCATTCAGTTTATGACGATGCCGAAAACATTGGCCTGAAAATTACCGGATTTGACCTTGATAGGAACCGG